TTGCGCTTTCACCATGGAGCGGGGCTGCCGGTCTGCAATCGTTATCGTGGATAAGAAACAGTAATTATTGATACATGGAAGCGTAACGCATCCAGATTTTGCCTTTTTCGCCGTCGTCGTCGGTCAGATAGTTGACTGCGGATTCGGCTACTTTCTGGGTAAGGACTTCTTCGTCGGCTTCAGGCCACCAGGTGCGGTACATGCAGATATTGTCGTGCCACATCATGTGGATTGTGACGTAAAAATCCCAGTAGTTGTATTCGGAGAGGGCTTTGTTCTTTGAAGCCACGCCCATGAATACCTGTTTCACCTGTTCGGGCGACCAGTGCTGTCCGCGTACTTCCATGCCGGTCTTGCTGTCCTTGTGGTACATCTGTGCTACCTGCCAAATGGCAAAAGCTTCGTTGTAGTGCGGTCCGAAAAGCATCTGGTAGTGACGGCGCTTCAATGCCCAGGCTTCTTCCTTGTTTGTGAGGGCCATTTCTTCTATGCCTTCGCTCATGTCGCAAAGCATGTCGTATGCTTTCTTCTCGTTGAAGAGTCCGGCTTCCTTTGCTTCGTGAATTATTTCCTTATAAGTATATCCCATAATCGTTATTTTTTAATGGTTTGAGTTGCTGCTGATGCGATTCCATCCTGCTGACAAAGCATTTCCTTCAGGATAAGGAGGTCGCTTTCTGTTATCTTTACCGAGCCGAAGTCGCCAAATATGCTTGAAACGAACGGTATCTCCGGAATGTAGATGCGGATTACTCCTGCTCCGACGGTACCTCTTAATCCAAAATCGAAAGGAGTTTCGGGCATATCCCTGAGCAGAGAGATTATATCGTCCGAAAGCATTCCGAGATCGTAGTTCCCGTCCTTGTCGGTGACGAAAAGGAGTGCGTTGTTTATCTTCTTCGTGATAGCTTCGTCCTGCTGCGCTATGAAGTTGTCGCGCCCGCGCTTGATGTACTTCACGGCGATTTTCGGAAGGTGATGGGCCTCGAAAAACGAGTCGATAAGCCCATCACTCCAAACCTGAACACTATCCATTATCTTACTTTTCAGCTCTAAGGCTTTATTATTTACGTTCATTTTATTTTGTGTTTATGCGGATTATCGGATTATTTTTCTGCTTTTGCGGTCTTTGGAGCCTTTGTCTGAGAAGCCATTGATACGGCTTTCTCTAATACTTCAATCCTGCCGGACATTTCCTTTATGGTCTGTTGGCTGGAACTTAATTCTTCTTTAAGTTGAGAAATATATCCTGACTGCTCGTTCGTGAGCTTTTCAAGACTCAAAATTCTTAATTCTAACTGGTTCATTTTGCGGGTCCTCCACGTTTTTTGCCTTTCTTCATTTCCATAAATTCGGCGAAAGACATGTCACTGTATTTTTCCATATACTCATCGAAGAGGGAATATTTCTTGTTTACCTCGTCGCGTGCATAATTTCTTAGTCTCTTAATTAATGTCAGATGATTTTCAAGAGCCTGCTTTCCGTCTTTGGTAGATTCCACCACAGGGCGCATGATACGGAGGTATTCGCGCTGTAGAATGGCCTGCACGTTGGCGGAACTCTCCTGAAATTCCTGGTTGGAATTAAGGAATTGCAATTCCTGGTCGCTCAGTCCTGATACAATGGTATCAATTTCGTCCCAGACGGGTGCCTGCGGCCGCATCTGCTGTTGCGGTCCGGCCTGACGGAGCTGAGACATCTTTTCTTCAAGTTTCCTCTTCTCTTCTTCGAGCTGCGCCATAGGGTCGGGCTGCGAAGCGTAAGGTTGCGTGAAAAGTAGCGGATCTTTTTGATACATAATGGATATGTTTTTATGTTTCAGAATTATTTGCGGAAGGATTTTAAGAGAGCGGACGCACGCCCGAAGGCGCACTGTCCGCATACTCTGTTTCTGTCAAGGAAAGATTATCCTGCTGCCTGAGTAGTCTGAGGGCAAGCGCACGGAGTGTAGCTTGGATAACCAGTGACAGTAGGAGTGCTTGGCAATACCAGTTCGCCCATGATAGCACGGCAAGTCTTACGGTCAGTGTAGTTGATACCTGCTGTGTAAGCACGTTCAATTTCGCACTGGATAAGCTTATCCTGGTATGGACGGATTGCAGTGTTGACAGCCACTTCTTTTTCAAGATTACTGATACGGGCGTTCAATGCGTCGAAGCCGTCACGATTTCCCTTGTAAAGGCTGAACACGTCTGCATTGTGCTTTGCTATTATAGCATCGTCCGCGTCGCGATAACCCTTGTACAGAAGAAAATCGGCATCAATCTGGCTCTTGTAAAGCTGGAACTTCTCGTTCACGTCAGTTTCACGATGTGCGTACATCTGACGTTCTGAGTTAAGCTGCAACTCCCAAATTGTGTTTGTGAGAGCGAGATTGTCGCTGCATTCTTTTTCCCATGCCTGGAATGCTGTTGGAGCAACACTTGAACCGGCACCCGGCATAAGAGTGTTGATGTTCACGTTTTCAGGTGTTCCGTAGTTGCCACCGAACAAACCGCCACGGTTTCCGTGGATTCCGTTAAGCAAGGCCAAACCACCTGCTACAGTACCGACGATACCCAGAGCACGAGCTGAGTTATCCACGCCACGACGACGGTAACCGTAACCGTAACCATATCCGTCGTAGTCATTCCAACATGCCGGTGTACCATGCACGTACTCCTTTTCTTTGATAATTTCTTTTGTTTCCGCTTCCATAATGCTGAAATTTAAGTTTGACGGTCAATATTAACCGCATTACAAAAGTATGTAAACGCCTAAATTTCAAGCCGAAAAGCGGTTGTGTAGGTGATTTGATGTTTGCGCACCCAAGTGACTGAGTGATTGCGTGACAGTTGCGCGGAAGGCACACGGAACAGACTGTCAGGCCGAATCGCGGAAAATCCGGCACGAAATGACATCAAGATGCTGCTGCATGATATTGTTAGAAGAAACACGGTCGCGGAACAGGCTCAAAGCCTTGCGGACGTTGGCCGGAGTGCAATTCATAAGTTCCGCAATCTGACGGGGATAGAACCCCAAAGTATGCATTATATATATAAGAATATGCCGGGCATCTACCACCTCGACACATGTTTCCTGACTAAGTATTCTTTCACGGCTAATTTCAGTCTGTGCCACGACCTCCTGCAGCACCTTTTCAAAAACTTCAGATTTCAGCATAATGTTCATTGATTTTAATTGATTTATATCTTATGCTGCAAAGATAAGGGGAAGCAGAGGAGAGACGGGGACAAAAATAAAAGCCGCCATTTTTATGACGACTTTTGTTTTTTTAATTAATTGGTTATCGGATTAAATCTTCCAGTAACATAGCTTGGCTTACATTCCAGCTATTTAATTCAAGGAGCTTATCAAAAGTTTCTTTTCCCAGTTTTTCTATTTTAATATCTACTTCCTTCTCGGCTTCCTTTGATAGTATCTCGTTCTGCTCCTTGGGATTAGTAATTTTTTCCTGAACATCCTTAATAAAATCCTCGAATTCCTTTGATGTCTTTTTTAGCGTTCTAGCCACGTCTAAAACCTTATATGTTTGCTCTGTTGTCAAGCCTTGAATTTTTGCTTGCGACAGAATGATAAAACCTTGCTGAACTTCAATTATTTTCATAATGCGATTAAATTAAAATTGACCTTGCAAATATAATGTTTTATCAACATAAATGCAAGGTCTGTGTCAATTTAAGCCTTTAAAGCATTATTAAACTCTGTAATAGCTGCCTTAATTTTGGCTTCAAACGCCTCTTTTGCCGATGTGTAATCTACACCTTCCGGCATAGTGTAATAGTTCATACTAAATGAATAATTAGCATTCCCTATTTCTGTACCTTCTTCTTCAATCACTATTCTGTAACTTGTAGTTGTTGAACTGCCGTTTACATTACCATTGTTGTCGTAATTCTGTGAGCCACTTTGGCTACTAACTTTTAAATTCATTGTTTTCATTGTTGTTTGTTTTTTAAATGTTATAACCTATTATATCCCTTGACTGTCTTTTCTAATTTCCATGATTATTTTTGTTTAATTAAATTATTGATGTTTTTTCAAATATACAGACATTGATGTTGCATTTACCCAAGTACTACCATTATCAATAGAAGATTCTATTATTAATGAATTAACATCTCCGTTATTTAGTAATAAATTTCTAAATTCTAAATAAAATTCTGTATATTCGTCTGTGTTTCCACTAGGTATATCTATGTAATCAGTTTTTTGTAGGTAATTATACTCAGGATTTAATACCATTGGATAACCGAAACCAGTTATCTCTGCAGTGTTTCCTTGAGTTTTAGCTCTAAATCTTACTTTTGAAACTCCTGAAGGACTATATGATGTTTCATTAGAAACAACTAATAATCTTTTTTCATCTCTACTCAATTTAAACTTTATATACAAAGAACTATTTACAGTATATACATAATCTAAGTTAGGCAATGGATATTCTGTAGAATCTAAAGAATTTAATCTCATTGATATTCCATCTAAATGTCTATCAAAATAATTAACAAATTTCATATAACACATAAACGGATAACTACTTCCATCATCTTTCCACGGTGCAATAAATCCAGTACCAGCTTCATATTCATCATCATTATATCTTTGTATACCAATAATAAACATTATTGTTTTACCCTGATATGACCCGTCTAGCTTTAATTTAAACCACGCAGATTGGTCATTTGTCGTTATCGCTGATGTTGACCTATATTTGTATAGTGGGTTAATGTACCATGGAGTAGACAAATTAGTATCATCGCATGCTTCTATTACTAAATAATAATCATCATACAGTTCTATCAAATCATATAAACTTATATCATTACTATCTGTTCTTGATGTATAAAAATTAAGATATTCTGTGCTAAACATATTTACTTCTATAGGCTCTTTCTGATTTTTACTGTACACAGGATAACCAGATATTCCTGTTTTAAAAGGCTCTGTTGCGTATCTTTTATATCCTGCAAAATCCCCAAGTCTAAAAGGTTCTGATGAAGTGCCTGTAGGAATAAGGTATGTGTAATTATCAGCATCACCATTATATGCTCTATATGCTAAATGACGTAATGCGCTTTCTGACAATGGTTGATACGGTACACTTATTCCGTATGTTGTACCTTTTGCTTTCCACCAATCAGCATCATAATTTGGAGCAGAACTGTCAAAATCTTGACAGAAATTAACAGGTAATTTTACAGGCTTATGCTTACTCCATTTATTAATATTTGCAGCTTCGGTAAATAAGCTGGACATAGTATTATTAACAGAACCCCCACCTGCTGCTAGGGTATCACGGATGTCTTGGAATTCAAGATTTTCCGTAGGTAAAATATCATATACCATAATTAATCCTCCTTTTTAATAGTTAAACTTCCTTCTACCATTAAGTTACCAGTTATAAGTACATTACCTTTAACAGTAATATCACCATCAATAACTCCATTCTGTGGTAGATAGACTTCTTTCTCTACCACCTTTGTTACGATTTTCTCTGTTGGTATATCAACTTTAAAGACTTTAATTATCCATAATATTAGCTTCTTCATATCCTAATTGTTTAAGTTGTTTTTCTAACTTCTTTACTCTCTTTTTAAGTTTCTCTACTTCTGTATCAGTCTTAACTAGATATTTAGCCGTTTGTACTGCAAATATGTAACCAGTTGTAGCATAGTCCATGTTCAACGCTCCATCTGCTTCTAGCACTGTTTCAGGTAACAACTTCTGCATATACTGTGCTATACCACCTATATGAGTTTTACCATCGTCTTTTATCTTCCAATCATTCCATTTGAAGCGAATTGTTGGTGCGTTGGCAATTTGTTTTAATGATAGACTTATCTGTTCTATAACTGTTTTGGCTCGTTGGTCTGAGGAATAGCATGTGATGCCGCCTGTGGCTAGGAAATTACCTACATGAGTTATTGTTCCGTTTGTCGCATCCCACGTTGTTTCCCAATCTGTACCATTTGAATTTGCATCTATTCTTGATTTATAAAATCCGTAAAATCCTACCGTATCGCCTAGACCTCCAAAACAAACTGCATGACCACTACTACTTTTAACCCTAAACAAAGCATGCGCTGAATCTGTTGATTGGTTTTGGTCTCCGTCTATAATATTAGCTCTAGTAGCCATTGTAATCCATGTATTACCACTATACGGAGCTAAATATCCATTGCCTGAATATACTTTTTTGCCACCGTAAGCACGAATATATGTACTGTCAGTCATGTACCAACCACCACCATAAGTTTGGGAATACCAACCACAATTACCTGTAGTTCTTAGCCAGCCGCTGGCATGAATATCTCCACTAACATCTAGTCTATACTCAGGTGAAATTTTACCTACGCCGACACAACCATTTTGTTGTAAAAACATTATATTATTAACCCAACTTCCAGCGCTATTAAGAGCATCAATACGTAATGATTCTCCGTCTATTAACCCTGGGTATAATACGAAACCACCATAACGACCACGTGAATTAACACTTCCATCTACATTTTCTGTTCCATCAAAACTCTGTCCCCAAATTGTACGTGCTGTTTGAAGTTTAGTTGCGGATGCTACGTTATCAGTTGTAAAAGCTAATTTTCTCCAATTACTCCAAGAACTAGAGCCACTTCTAAGCCACATATTACCGTTATCAGTAAAGGCTAAATTATGTGCTGGTCCTCCAGTATGGTCTCCCCACGGATATAAATATATACTTGCATGATACATTCCTCCGTCATTTAACCCGTCAACAGTATTATTTTTTAAATGTGTAGCTGAAAGACCCCTTTCATTAAAATTATTATCATAAGGATTGTAATTTTCGTCTCTTGTATCTTGGAAAGGTAAATAAGGATGATTATGTTCTTTAGATGCAAATCTACTATCACTATCAGTTTTAGTATAAGCATCAGTAATACCATATCCTCCTAGAGTTGTAGGCTTACTTCCGATTTCAGACCAAGTATAAGATGGCTTATTAGTTCCTATCCACGATGGCTTTTCTCCTATTTCAGACCAATTATATGATGGCTTTGTATCTCCAATCCATGAAGGTTTACCTTCCAATTCATCCCAATTTGACGCACCGCCAACTCCACCTATGACAGACAATTTACCACCTTCTTTAGATAGCGTAGTTTCATCAATTATCAATCCATCTAAAATTGTAGATGGTGTTCTGCTACCCTGTGCATAAGCAGTAATGCCACCTGTAACTGCTAAATCCCCATCTATAAATAATACACCATTTTCTTTATAAACACGCACGCCATTAATATATAAATCCAAGGATTTAACAGAATTGTTAGATTCTATTACATTATCTACAAACAACCCATTATTATTAATTTTTGCTATATCTGTGCCGTTTACCAACTGAAAACTTAATAGATTACCTCTGAATATAGTTCTGCCATTTATATCTGCAAAAATCGCATTATTTGATGTATCTACGAAACTTATTGCACGTCTGTTGGCTAAACTAGGACCTTGATATATAGTCTTTATAAATGTTTTTTGACCATTAATGGATTGTTCTGTATCTAAAGTCACATATTTAGCTAATTCTGTTGTATCCGCTTTGTTTGAAAGGATTTCAGCTAGGTTATCGGTCTCTTGCATACCCGACAAAAAGACTTCCAATTCCTTCCATTTGTTTATTATCGTGTCGGTATCAGAACCTTCCAAGAAGTCATTCAGTTTAGTTGATACTTCATCTAAAGAAGTCTGTAAAGCATAACCACTTAGTGCATCCGTAAGATGTGATTTATTGATTTGCTCGCTTGTTGCCGCTGATAATGCCGCCCACATCGCTGTCGCATCAAAGTCACTCCCTCCACCTGTTCCTCCGATAACTTCAATCAATCCGGTATCGGGATTTTTCCATATTGTTGTATTATCCCAAGGTATGCCGTCAAATATAGATGGAACTTCAAATCCGCTAGATCCGTATGCGGTAAAACCTAATCGGGAGACCAGATTAAATTCAGTGTAAAGATAAGAGTTCCCTTTAGAATCTGTCCTTTTCTCAAAGAATCCTTTCCATTCGGAAGACACCTTATCTGTACTTAGTCCACCCGTATCAAGTTCCTTCTCCCATGTGCGAAAAACGCTTTCGCCATTAGAATTTATTGAAGGTGATATTGTTGCCAGAAAAACATTATACACATCACGCGTTTCGCCCGAATCCTCTGTTGTCGTCTCTATTAACTCCAGCACATCGTAAGAATATATAATCAGAGCATTGTTCCCATTCTTGTCAAGCTGTGCATAAACGTATGCGCGGTCTGTACGATCAAAAAAATTGTTATATGCCTGAAGATTCCACTTCCTGTAATTTAATGACGCGTCATAATCTATGACACCCTGCCGGAAGGCTGTAATAACAGTACCCGCAAGTAAGGAAACCTGCAAGTACTGGGGATCGTCCAACGCATTGAGTTCGATAGTCAACGCGTCGGGCGACATCCAGTATTCAGAAGAAGTAAGAGTATTTGGAGTAGCCATGTATCAATTCTTTTGTTTATTGCAAACTTAATGATACATGGCTGCGGGGTAGGGACAAAAATCAAAGCAGGTTGCTGAAGCCTCCGGAGAAGTCCGGACGCATGGTGAAAGTGATTGATATGAGGGCTTCTCCGGTACGGTCGTAAATCTCTACTTCTTCGTCCGGCTCGATTGTACATGGAAACCATTTGCCGTCGATGCGTACCCATGACGCGGGGCAGCAGAGGAATTCGTTACACCACCAGTCTGCCCATTCGCGTGTTATCGGACCGGTTGACATTTCATACACTTGGCCAGAAGTGTAACGGCTCATGCTTCGTGTGGCTTTTGGTTTGAACTGACGGAAGCTGTTCAAGACATTGCGCTCGCTTTTGAACTCATATTGCATGGCTTCGAGGGTAAGACATGATGCTGTTTCTATTACCCCCAATCCGTTTATAAACTGGAACAGCCAGCGGTTCGGGTTGTCCTCTATATATATGGTGCGGTTATGAATGGTTTTGTTTCCTTTCTCCTGCAGGTTGAATACTTCTACTGTAGGACCGCTTGTAAGCTGCGTGGCGAAAGTTATCGGCTCAGCAGGAGGAGCAGAGGAGAGGTAAATGTCGCCGAGGTTGCAGACTTCGCCTGTTGCCGGTTTGCGGGAAAATTTTGTAATGTTTTTTGAAGTGTTTGAAAGAAAACGCTCTACTTCAGTAAACGCGCCGCCAAGGGCAAAAAGGTAGCCTCCATAATCGCGGACGTTCTGTTTTTCATACACTATGCCGTCTATCATCCACTCGTCATATGCCTGGAGAGTGTATTTGATGTAAGGCATGGCTGTGGATGCTGTGACAGCATTATATTCATGTTCCTTCAGTTCGCTTCGGAGTGCGCTTGATATGTCGAAGTCTATCACTTCGCCGTCGGATGCAGGCCAGCTTAAAACGTAATCTTCATAATCGGGATTGGTCTGCAACGCTGCTTTAACTACAAGCTTCAAACGATGAAAAGTAGCTTTGCTGCCGGGAGAATCTGCCGTAACTGCCACAATTATAGGGCTTCCGCAAAGCGGACTGCCGGATGTTATTTCTATTTTTTGTGCCATTGTTGAAAATTTTTAAAGTTGATAAAGTTCTGCTGTTACAATTCCAAGACCTTCTTCTGATGAAATGCTATAATTTAGCTTGTTTATCCAGCCGATATAACCGCCTATGTTATAGCGTTTGCCCCACTGGATATTTGAAAGTTCGGCTACCTCGCAACGAAATTTAATCTGTAGTTTCTTGCGGTTAAGAAGGAAATGTGCGTATTCACTCATAAACGTGTCGTAAAGACCGCGTGTACGAACTTTGGTTTCGATATTTCCTTCGTCATCACGAATATCATCGTTACAGAGTATCTGTCCGTCCTTTTCAATATAGGAGCGGATTTTAAGAGAGAAACGTTCGTCTTCGCCTATACCGGTTTCTGTGCCATTATAATCGTATTGCGAAGCCCAGTTGTCCATACTGTCACTACTCATTGCGTATTTCCCGGCAACTGTGCGCCATTTGCTGTTCCCATGTCCGTCGTAGTTCCAGTCGTATGTCTCCAGACGAGCGTCGGAACCACCTCCGCGCATAACTCCAATTGCCAAGCCCCAGTCCATAGTCTGTAAAGGAGAGTTTCCGTCCTCGGAAGAAGATACGTCGTAGGCTTCATCGGTAGTAAGATTTTCGTTCAAGTAAAAGTCTGCATGATCGGAACCTATAGCATTTTGTATAACCATAGGTATGTTTTCATGCCACATATCCTCGTCGATAAACATTGCCAAAATTTGCTCACGATCCGTTATATTTACATTGCTGACTTGTATTCTTCTATATTCTTCAGGAACAGAAGGATTATCTGAATATAAAGTTGAAGTTTTTGATGACCCAATTTGTTTTTCCCTTTTACCATTTATATCATTAGGAATTATAGGTTCAAAATCACTTATAAGTTCTATAATAAAATCTTCGTTTTCAGTACTGCAATCTCCTATTTCGACACCGGTAAAAGTTCCTACTTCAAATATAGCAGGTTTCAGCTCTGCTACATTCTCTGCATCAGCATTAACTTTAATTCTGTATCTGTTGCCTGTATTCAAGTCTATATAGCAGGTTTTGTCGGAACTGCTCTGCTTTTTTATAATTTCCAGATAATCGAGCGAAGTATTAATCTGTGAATAATCTATATAATCATAATTGGTATCATAATCAGTCGCTCCGCTCACAAGATTATATTTCTTCTCGGCATTATCACTCTCGGCTGAATAACGCATACGTACACCTGTTATTTTTTCATTAAGCTTAACAGGGCTGTCTATTATATCGCATTTCAATACAATGGCTTCTGCGGTATCGCGAAAAAGGTCCCGGATGAAGACGGCTTTTACTGTCTCCTTATCATAATCAACCAGGAAACGTATTCCGAATGAAGCCCAAAGAGAATCAATAATAGAAGAAACGCTCGCGTCAGGAAAATTCTTTGAGTTTGCATACATATTCATGACATTAGCTTTCACCGATATATGCGGATCTTCTACTTTGAATGAAGCTTCTTTCAATTTTCCTAAACCATTAGGCAATTCGTCTCCTATACTATAAGTATGACCATTAACTGTTATGCTCTCCAGTTTCTTTGTCTGTTCATAAGCCGTTGAAAGATTTGCTTTGGTATTCCTACTTGATAACCAGTTATTTATGGATGATAATTCCTGAAAATCATAATTACTGTTTTCTGGATATTTTCTTTCCATATCATACTTGCAATGTGTCGTAAAAAAACACAAACGCTTCATATCTCCAACCGTAAGAAGATCTGAATTATCGTAATTCATACCTAAAGCATCGAAAAGACAATCCAGGAAATATAATATATAAAAACATATTCCACTTTGCATACGGTCTGCTTCAAGCACATAATATGGATCGAAAGTTTCAGAAGTACTTACTGTATCACCGGATGTTCCATCCATATTCTTCTTATAATGTGTATAACAAACACGGGCATTACAATAAGCTACCATAGGATATTCATCGCTAACATTTATAAAACTTTTTGACACAACAGGTTTGCCATCTTTCTTGTTAGCTATTTCACCCGCAGAAGTCTCACATATTCCTGGAAAAGAAAAGCCTAATGCCTGTAATTCTATTTTATTAGAAGTTTTTTCAGCGGTACCTCCTGTAGAACTTTCAGACGAGCTCCACGAAAGGAATCCATCTTTACCTCCTGATTTCTGATAATATGAATAACGGAACTCGCAATCCACCTGAACATTACCTATCATTTCGCCTATCTGAATACGGTCTTTTACCGGTATGTCCTGGCAGTTCTTATCTCCAATCATATCAGTCAAGGTTTTTATTGCTGATACCATAGAGATATTTATTTCTCCGGAAACTTCGGTATCTTCGGAAGTCTGTAGTTTTCCGCTTCGGAACGGCATACCGTTAACTTTCAGACGCATTGAGGCATTTTCAAGTTCTACCAGACGTTTATCGCTCTGAACATCATCTACATTCTTGAATATGCTGCGGTTGTCGTCTATCGAAACAGGTACTTCGTATGAAAAAGATTCGTTGTCGTTGAAATATGGATTCACGTCCTCCATATCTATGCTGAAGTCGGAAGGTAGATTCAGTTCCTTTCCGTTTATCTCTACACTTAATTTGCTTTCCATATTATATCAGTTTTGAATATGTACTGTTGCCGGATAATTCGATGTTTCTTTTTATAGGAGCAAGGATTTTGCTGTTCCCTGTTCCGATAATGCGTTTCCACCTTAATGCTTTTACATTGCTTGTTCCGCCGGCATAAACTGTTACTGCTCCGTCTGCAAGGACTGTATTATTCCCGTTTGCTGTTAATGAAGAAAAACCGTATGCTTCGCATGACGCATTGTCGTTTAATATAGCTTTTGCATATTCTTCGATGCTGCCTGCCGATTCGTCGTAAGCATAAACCCGTACATGCTCGCTTGCTTTATATTTTGAATTTCCTATTGCATAGACTTCTGCATTACCTGAAACTTCGACCTCAATAGAGTCGGATAAAAAAACAAGACCATTATCACTGCCTTCATTATAGGAAAAGCCAACCATATTAAAATCGTTTTTATAAACCTTATAATATTTGTCTATCAATGACGCCAGCCATGATTTATATTCAAACATCATAGAATACCAATAAGACTTTAATACTGCATACATAGAATTAAAGTTTTGAGATACTAAGATACCTTTATAAGCCGGTGTACATACTTTCTTCTCCTTCAAGAAAGAAAGTATTTCTGTTTTAAAGTTTTCAAATTCCTGCTGAATCATAATATTCTACCCCTTTCTCCTTTCCATTCTCTCATGCTCTTCCATCATGTCGTTAAGATGTGTAAGCACTGCGGTATATGTTTCATTATTAATCTGTTCTTCGTTAACTCCGTTAAGGTACTTTTCCAGATTGGCTGTTATGCGGGTGTAAACCTCAAAGGGATTTACCTGCTGCTGTTTTTTAGGATTCCCTTTCTTGAATACTTTCGGGAATTTCCTTTGCAGATATGCCATCATTCCAACCAACCAGAAAAGTATCACCTGCATTTGTATATCTGAAAACCTATTGAAGAACTTGCTGTTTTTAACTTCCTGTCCCGGTATATACGGATTGTCCTTTTCCAGAAGTCCGGCTGCATTGCGTACCTCCACTTCCTCGCAAAACAGGGAAGCAAGGAGGAGGTTGCGGGCTTCGCGGACTCTCTTCTGTATTTCGGCCAATTTGCGCGGATCACAGTCCTTTCTTGATGCGTATCTCACCAAAGAGTTGGATTCTGCCAGGTAGTAGTCGTAATAATCGGACGAAATGCGGTACTGCCTCCAGTTGAAGTTCTGCATCAGTCTTGACGGCCCGCGGAATATCCTGCCCTTGCTTTTGAAAACAGGATATGGAAATATTGTGCGGTTTGAAGTATTGTCGAGCCATTTCAAACCTTCTTCAATCCACTGGTTCACCTGCCAGATATAGACCTTGAAAGGTGCGGTGTAGCTGTTGCCCGTAAGCTTCATGAAGATACGTTTCATCCGGCTTTCGCTTTCGTTTTTCTTTACAGCTATGAAGTATCTCTCTTCGGGCGGAAGGCTGTCTGTTACGGATTCTATTATCTCCAGTCCGGTCAGGCGAAGAAAGATATCCATCTTCACCTTTTTAGGATTGTATGCACCGCTTTTCCCACCTGCCGCAATCTCGCGCATAATACAATCTGCCACGATTTCCATCTGTGGCGTGGTCAGCGCGTCCCAGTGGCGTGGCAGGTGCAAATCAATTCTTAGAGTATCGGACTTTTTCATCGTTAGAGTTTTGTGTCGATTGACGGAGTAACGAAAAGCTTGTTTCCCGGAAGATTGTTTTCCCATTTCGGAGTGTCGCTTGTGGTTTCCTCTACGGGTGCCACATACAGCGGAGAATCTATACCTATATTCGCACTGAAATCGGCATAGTGCTGCTGTATAAATCCAATGGCATTCTGGCGCATTTTTATCGCATCTTCTGTAGCTTCGCTACGGTTAAACATCTTTGAACGTGACTCAACCGCAAAGGCCGTCCACCAGCATATCTTTTCTACCAGGATTCTTTCCTGTTCATTCAGTTTTCCTTCCTTCTGTGTCTTTATAAGATAGCTTACAAAACTGCTTCCT